CAGGAGATGAGATGTCGGGAACACCATCTGCAGGTTGTGCAGGATCTGCCTTGTCTGCTGCCCAGTACTGGACTGCGAACTCAACTGTGTATTCCTCAACAGAACTATCAGTGTCGAATGACAATGGAATTTCGCCAATGTTGATAGGCCAAATACCTCTGAATGCATATGTTCTCAAAAGAGATGCATCTCTGTCCAACTGTCTGACAAATGCATCAGAGAAGTAGTTGTTCAATCGAGTTTCACCCAGAGCATAGTTATGTCTCTGAATTTTCTCTGACCACTTCTCCATCGAGTTCTTAATCAGGAACGAGTCATCATTGATGATTGTTACCGACCAGTTCTCGAAGGTTCTGTCTCCAGCAACCTTAAGTTTTCTGCCACGGAAAGGGATTTCGATTTCGCTAACCTGTGAAGCAGGCAGCTGAGCTGCCTTACACAGGAACGAAACTTTGTTGTCTCCATCGGCGGAGAGACCAGGTGAAACAACATCCGCAGGGAAGTTGATTGATACCTGATACATTGTGGGACGGACACCGCCCCCTTTGAGCACTCCTTTGAACTGCTCAATACTTGCTTCGTAACCCATTAGTTGATACCTCTTAGTTGATAATAGATCAGCGTCTAAAGAGGCCAACAGCCTCACTGAATGTCACACCTGTCTTCGTGGCTACGAAGTTCAGAGTGATGAAGTTAATCGAGCGAGAAGGCTTGATATAAATATCAGCCACAAACTCGTTGCGATCCACGACCTCAGGAGTGTTGTTAGACTCATCACAAACAACCAGGAAGTCAGTCATTCCACGACGGGACTGAATGTCTCTCAGGTAAGGATTCACGTTGTTCTTGAACAGGGCTCTTGTCGTTACATCGTTGAACTCGAAGAGTACTGAGCGGGAGATCTTGGAGATTTCCTTCTCAACAATCAGGAACAGCTTTCTCACGTTGATACGATCGAATGCCGAGCTGTAAGCCAGAGCAGTCTTATCTCCGTAAAGAATTGTACCTTCGCCAGGGAAAGTAGTGACTGGATTGATTCTCGCACTGTAAAGTTGATCTCTCTGTTCCTTAGAAGGATTATAAGAGAGGCGAGTCACGTTGCGGACTTGTCCACGAACAACACCAGCAGGTGAGTACCAAGGCTCTGCAGTCTCAGATGTTTCGGTCAGAAGACCAGCCATATCAGGATTCAGAGGAATGTATCTCTGCTTGTCGTTGAAGCGGTCATAAGAATACTTGTAACCACTGTCAAACACTGCGTAGGAAGAGCTCGACAGATTGTCGAAGAACTCAAGAACCTTTCCAGTGATGAGGTCTGCCTTTAGGGGATCCAGGGCTGCGTAACGAGGAGGTGAAACAAATGCCATACAAGTCTTCAGCTCTTCTGCCATCGAGATGACGAAGTTAGCTTTGGAAATGGCGTCGTCCTCATTGCTGAGTGATGGACCTTGAAGGATGTAGTCGAGATCTTCTACGTTCTCATCGAGATACTTCTGATAAGAAGATTGAAGTTCGCCTAGTGTAGCCTGAAGTTGATTCACACCGTCGCCAAGCTCGTAGCTCATTGCGTCGATGAAGGAAGATACAACACCGTCACCCACTGGGAAACCAGGAGCGTCGAAGTCAAAGTCTTCGTTGATCTTAGTCAACTTAGTGGTGTCAACATCTCTGTTAGCAAAGATTGAAGCAGACTTTCTGTTGATGACATCAATGTAATAATTGTTGTCACCCTCAGGTGTCTTAGCACCTCTGAGCTTAGATACGTTAAAGAACGATTCGATAACGTTACCTTTCGAACCAGTCAGGTCACCGGTTCTATCATAAACGATAAGATGAAGCTCATCGTTACGTGCGTTCTGGTCTACGGAACGAGGACTTGTCGTAGGACGTCCAGCGAAACGGAACCAGGGGATTCCAGCAAATGCGATTTGCTTATTGTACCAGGAATCAGCATCGTCAAGAGTGAAGATGTGAGTTCCGTCTGTCAGAAGATCACCTTCAGTAGGATCGTAGGTAAACACCCAACCACCAAGGTTCTTACTCCAAACATAAAGATCGCCCATGGCGGTCTTAGCTCTGTCACCATCGATAGGAAGCTTCTGCTTGCCACCAATTGGTGTAGGCCATCCTCTGTCCAGTCCCTGCTCATAAGTCAGAACAGTTGGAACGAAGATTGTGTTGACGATTCTCTCGTCAATGATGTTGCCGTCTCTGTCTGTAGCTCCGAAGGAGTAAAGAACGTGACGACCTTGTGCATCAGTGTCTGTG